ATAAGTGCGCCTAGCAGAAATGCAGGGCGCATTTTGCGTTTCAGGACATACCAAAGGGCCAGCACCCCGAAAGGGACTGAGCAGAGGTAGAAATATGGAATTTGTCTATACAACCGACTTCGGCACAGCAAAAGAAGCCGACATGACCGCCGAGGAACTTGCGCTATTCAAGGGCGCACGGCTGCGCAAAGATGGTCAGTTTGACATGCGAACAACCGCAGGCAAGCAGGCAGCAGCGGCGGGCGAGGCCATCAAAGTCAGGATGCAAAGCCGCTGGGAGGCGGCGGCATGACCCAAAATAAAATAGGGGCCGACAATTTAGCCAAGCGCAAAGGCGCAGGCAGGCCCAAAGGCAGCAAAAACAAAACCACTGCGACAGCTAAAAGCATCATCGAAGCCGCAGCCCAAGGGCTAGGCGGGGCCGACCGCTTGTTGATATGGGCGCAGGAAGCACCGGAGAATGAACGCGCCTTCTGGACAAACATCTTTCCGAAGCTGATGCCGCTGCAAGTCAACGGGCCGGGCGACGAAGGCGAACACATACACAAGATTGTGTCTGAAGTCGTTTACCCCAAAGATAAGAAATGAGCGAACTGAACGTCAGGGTCGCGGGCTGCTTTGCCCCGCTGCTCAAGCCTTCACGGTACAAAGGCGCACACGGTGGGCGCGGCAGTGGGAAGTCCCAGTTCTTCGCGGACGAAGTGGTCAAGGCGCACTTGGCAAACCACGGCAGGCGCACAGTCTGTATCCGCGAAGTGCAGAAGTCACTCAAGCAATCGGCAAAGCGACTGATTGAAGATAAAATCGAGCAATACGACCTGGCGTCACAAGGTTTCAGATCAACCAACGAGTTTATTGAAACACCGGGCGGCGGCACAATCATCTTTCAGGGTATGCAGGACCACACCGCAGAAAGTGTGAAATCTCTGGAAGGCTTCGACTGTGCATGGGTTGAGGAAGCGCAGACGCTTTCGGAACTATCGCTGCAACTGCTGCGCCCGACGATCAGAAAGCCAGGATCAGAACTGTGGTTCTCATGGAACCCACGCAGAGCCGATGACCCTGTTGATAAACTGTTGCGCGGGCCAAACCCGCCGACCGATGCCACGGTTGTCAAAGCCAACTGGAATGATAATCCGTGGTTCCCACATGTGCTGGAAAACGAGCGCAAGGACGACCAGAAAAACAACCCAGACCAATACGGGCATATCTGGGAAGGCGATTATATCCGCGTCATTAAGGGCGCATACTATGCCAGCGCCCTAGAGCAAGCGCAGCGCGAAAGCCGGATCACGGTTGTGCCAGTTGATCCCATCCAACGGCAGTACGCCTATTGGGACATTGGCGGCACCAGCAACACCGCAGACGCCACGGCCATTTGGGTTGTGCAATTCGTCGGTGAACTGGTCAAGATCATCAATTACTATGAGGCAGTCGGGCAAGAGTTTGGCGACCATATCGGATGGCTGCACAAGAACGACCACAGCGATGCGGTGATGATGTTGCCCCACGACGGGCGCAAGCATGACATTGTGCACAGATCAACGCCACGCGGCGCATTAGAGGCCGCAGGGTTCAAGGTTGAGGTGCTGGATAACATCGGCACCGGAGCCGCAATGAAGCGCGTAGAGGCAGGCCGCAGGGTTTTCCCCCGCGTGATGTTCAACGAAGAAACAACCAAGCACGGGCGCGATGCCTTGGGCTGGTATCACGCAAAGATTGACAGCCAGCGGAACGCAAACCTTGGGCCGGAACACGATTGGAGCAGCCACGCAGCGGACGCCTTTGGCGGCATGTGCGTTGATGTTCTTGAGCGTCCGAAAAACAAGGTTTGGAAAGCACCGCCGCGCAGGCAGATGCAAGGGATAGTTTGATGGCGTTAACGACCTACGCAGAATTGCAGGCGTCAATCGCAACATGGATCGACCACGACGGCCTTGACGCCAGCATTCCCGACTTCATCGCAATGGCGGAAAGCAACTTCGCCCGCGACATACGCCACCGCAGCATGGTGACAAGCGCCGACCTAACCATCAGCACCCGCTACACCGACCTGCCCGCAGATCACCTCCAAACGATGCGCCTGGACTGCAACGGCAAGCGCATGTTGGCGCGATCCACCGACGACCTGACCGAAAAGCGATACACGGGCAGCGCGGCGGGTGAGCCTTGCCTGTTCGCACCGTTTGGGACGTCAATCGAAGTCTATCCAACACCGGACAGCAGCTATACGGGCGTTCTGCATTACTATGCAAAGCTGCCCGCGCTGGCAGACGACAACACGTCAAACTGGCTGCTTGCATCGGCCCCTGACGTGTATCTCTACGGGTCGCTGATCCATTCCGCACCGTTCTTGGCAGAGGATGCGCGACTAACAACATGGGCGGGCATGTATGCCGCAGCCGTGAAAAATCTAAATGACCGTGAGCGCTCAAGCGGATGGCCTAGCGCCATGAGCATTCCGGCAAGGGGCGCATAAATGGCTGATACCACAACAACGAATTACGCACTGGTCAAGCCAGAGGACGGCGCATCCAATGACACCTGGGGCGCGAAACTCAACACCAACCTTGACGCCATCGACACAGAACTGAACCGCCGTGCAACGTGGACCACGAAAACCACGACATACACCGCTGTTGCAGGGGATCGTATCCTAGCCGACACGGGCGCGGGCGCATGGACGCTAACGCTGCCCGCAAGCCCCACAGAGGGCCAGCAAGTGCAGGTTGCGGATCACGGCGGGGATTGGGCAACCAACAACTTGACGATTGACGGCGGGGCCGCTGACATTGAAGGCGCGGGTACGCTTGTTGCAAGCACGGCTGGCGATGTTTTCACGCTGGTCTATGAGGGCGCGGAGTGGAAAAAGCGCGGTGGTTTTGTGGAAGGTGGGGTTGTTCTAATTTCAACTGCCACGGTTACAACTCCGGTTGCCGCTGTTGATTTTGACCTTTCAGGGTACAAGAGTTTTCGCATTGTTTTTTCAGGGCTTGCGCCCGGCACTGACGTTCAAAAACTATACGTCAGGTTTTCTACTGATGGCGGCAGCACATTTTCGAGCGGGGCAACCGACTATTCAACGATTGATGAATTTGTCGCCGCCTCAACGGCGGGTTCTGACGCTGCGCAAATCTCACTTCTTGCCCGTGAAATGGGAACGGCATCGGGGGAAAGTGCATCGGGCGAATTTCTGGTTCACAACATCGTTGGCGAAGCATTTTTGAGCGGGGCTTGCGTTTATAAAGATTATTTGGCCGGATATCGCAGATCAACGATGAATATGGGGGTTTACAAAACAACCGGGGCCAACGCTATCCGGTTCTTTTTCGCGTCCGGCAACATCGCGTCGGGCACGTTCACGCTGTACGGCATGGCGGAGGCTTAACCATGGCACAAATTCTGAAAAACGGGGCGATTGTCGAAATTGCCGCAGAGCAAGTCAGTACGGCAACAGTTGACCCCCGCGAAAGCATGGCCCTTAGCCGCGCAGAGTTTGCGCTTGCATCGGCGGTTGCGGGGCTGATCACGGATGCCGAGGCTTTGGCTTGGGCGGGCGGTACATCATTGCCGCAATTCGCTACAGATGCCATCGACGCAACGGGCGGCACCGCCCCCGAAAAACTCGCAATGAAAATCGAGGCGCTAACGGCGGCAAACGTCCGACGCACAGCCCCGATGATTACGCTTTTGGGTGTAAGCCTTGGCTTGACGGACGCGCAGATTGACGCGCTGTTTAGCTGATGTTGATCCCCATCGACCTGCCGCCGGGTCAATACCGCAACGGCACAATCTTGCAGAGCATGGGTCGCTGGCGTGATGCCAGCCTTGTGCGGTTCTATGAGGGCACAACGCGGCCCGTAGGGGGCTGGGATGCCTTTTCGGCAACCCTACTGCCCCAGAAGGCCAGAGCGGCCCATGCGTGGCGCTCTAACGCGGGCGCACAGTGGCTTGCGGCGGGGACGGCGGATAACCTGGTTGTCTACAGCGCAGAGACATTGCAAAGCGATATTACCCCGGCGGCATTGGTTGAAGGCCGCGAAACTGCGGTGCAAGCTGCGGGTTACGGCGCGGGCGCATACGGCAGCGGCGCATATGGCGCGGATGACACCAGCACAACGCGGGTTCTGCCCGCAACCATCTGGACGCTTGCCAACTTTGGTGAGGAATTGATTGCCTGCGCAGATCAGGACGGGCGACTGTTCAAATGGGCCTTGGACGTTGCCAGCCCGGCAGCGGTCATTGCCAACGCACCAACGGGCAACGAGGCCGTGCTTGTCACGCAGGAGCGCTTTGTTTTCGCCCTTGGCGCGGGCGGCAATACCCGCAAGGTCCAGTGGTGCGACAGTGAGGATTACGACACATGGACGCCATCAGCCACAAACGAGGCGGGTGACTTTGTTCTCAACACCGTTGGGGAAATCAAGTGCGGCGTGGCTCTACGCGGGCAAACGCTCATTCTGACCGATCAGGACGCGCATGTGGCGCAGTATGTCGGGCCGCAGCTGGTCTATGAGTTTGAACAGGCAGGCACCGCTTGCGGTGTTATCAGCAAGAACGCAGCCACGACCTTTGGCACGGGCGCAATGTGGATGGGCTTTGGCGGGTTCTATGCCTACCAAGGCGGCACCGTGCAGGAGATACCCTGCGAGGTTTCAGACTACGTTTTCGGGCGCATGTCGCGGCTGTTGCAGACGCATATCACATCGGTGCAGGTTTCGGAGTTTTCGGAAGTCTGGTGGTTCTATCCATCGACCGACGCGACAGAGAACGACAGCTATGTGGCGTACAATTACGCGCAAGGGACATGGCAGACGGGAACGCTGCCGCGCACAACGGGCGTTGATCGTGGCGTTTTCTTTTATCCACTGATGATGGGCGCTGATAAGACGGTCTATAACCATGAAAAAGGCGTCGTTCCTGCGGGCTTTCCCGTCTATGCGGAAAGCGGGCCGATTGCTCTTGGCACGGGCGAAACGACCTTTACCGCGCGGCGGGTGCATTCGGATGAGGCCACGCAGGGCGGGGTTACGCTGACCTTCAAGACACGGCGCGACCCGAACGGCACAGAAAGCACGGCGGGGCCATACACGCCCGCCAACCCGATTGGGGTGCGGTTTACCGGGCGGCAAATGAAAATGCGCGTTGACGGCATTCAAGGGTCAGATTGGCGCGTTGGCGTTCAGCGGGTCGAGGTTGCGCCGAGGGGCAGGCGATGAGACTGCCAAGCGGCGACACCGCACAGAACGAGCGCAACAGGCAGCTTGAGAAAGCCGACCGCGACAGCGTGAAGAAAGCGCAGGACAATTACATCAACGGCAAGCTGCTGCTGCAATCCCCTGACGGGACGTGGTGGACCTTGGCGGTTGATAATGTGGGCAATGTCACAGCTTCCTGATCTGTTCGCCAAGGCGCTTGAGCGCGGCGGCAATGAACACACATTCGCAGACATAGAGGCGGAAGCCCGCGCCGGGCGTATGCAGCTTTGGCCGGGTGAGCAATCCCTAGCAGTGACGGAAATCCGCAAGCTGCCGGGCCGCAAGACGCTGCGGATCGTATACGCGGCGGGCGACGGTCCAGAACTCGAAGAAATGACGGAAGCAATGGCGGCTTGGGCAAAGGTTCAGGGCTGCCAAACAGTGACGCAAACGGGAAGACCCGGCTGGGTCAAAAGATTAAAACAGCGCGGATGGCGCACCATAGAGATAACCATGGAAAGGCCAGTTTAATGCCGCAACTTTTTGGATCACAAAAGACCGAAACGGAAATTCCCCAATATGCAGAGGATGCGTCTAAGCAGGCTCTTGGCATGGCGAACGCCCGTAATGAGTTGGGCTACATCCCGTACCATGGGCCGGACGTTGCGGCGTTCAACCCAATGCAAATGAACGCCATGCAGGGCGCTAACACAATGGCGCAGAGCATGGGGCTGCCCACGGCGGGGCTATCCTTGATGGCACCGCAGGACTTTGGCAACGGCGTCTGGGGCCATTCATCGCAGCCGCTTTATCAGGGCAATATGGATGCGCTTGAGGCATCTAACCCCGAACTGTTCGCAGCCATGCGGGCGCTGACGGGCATGACTTCGCAGGAGGCCATGATGCAGGCACCGGGCGCGATGGCGGGTGAGAACCCATTCCAGCCGGGCGGCTTTGCAGGTGACGGCATGGGGCCGAACCAAGGCCGCACGGGCATGGTGGGCAACGGCAACATTGCGGGCGCAATCAGTGACCGTCTTGGCGACTTGACGGGCGGCAGAATTGGCGGCGGCGGCAAATCTAACGGCGGCGGCAAGGGGCCGGGTTCGCAAGGGAGCATCTGGTAATGAATACCCCACAATTCGGCGGCGGCGGTATGCCCCCCGGTTTTTCGCACCTTGGCGGGCAACCCGCGCAGCCGATGCAGCAAGGCAACGGGCTTGCGGGCATTTATCAGGCGCAGCTTGGGCGGCGTCCTGATCAGGGCGGCATGGATTTTTACAACGGCTTGATGCAGAACCAAGGCTATTCAGAGGCGCAAGTTGCGGACCTGATTGCGGGATCACCAGAGGCAAACCAATTCCGGTCAACAGGCCAGCCAAGCAACATCTTTGACCAAGCGCAAAGCGGGATGAACCAAGCCCAAAACCGCTTTGGGCGTGAGTTTGCAGCCCCGAACGTATCGGCGCAGAACGTCACGGCGGGGCGGTTCCCTGACCAGAACATCAACGACTACATGAACCCGTACACGCAAAACGTCACCGATACGACGATGAGCGAACTTGAGCGGCAGCGCCAGATTGCGATGAACCAGACCAACAGCGCGGCAAGCGGTGCGTTTGGTGGATCACGGCACGGCGTCATGCAGGCTGAGACCAACCGGGGCTTTGGCGACATTGCAGCGCGGACCACGGCGGGCCTGAACTCTGACAACTATATGCAGGCGCAGGGCGCGGCATTTCAGGACATTGGCAACCAGTTGTCAGCCGATCAGGGCAACCAATCGGCGCAGTTGCAGGCGCAAATGACCAACGCCTCAAACGGTCTTTCTGCCAACAACCAAAACCTAATCGGCGCATCGGGCTTGGCGAATGTGTCGAACATGGGCTTTTCGCGGGGGCAGTCGGCCCTGCAAGCGCAGATGGACGCGGGCAACATGCAGCAGGCATTGCAGCAGCAGCTTATCAACGCGGGCAAGCAACAGACCTTTGCGGACACCGGGTTTACCGACGAGGCTATTTCACGCCTGATGGGCGTACTTGGCGGCATTCCAATCCCTGAGACGCAGACACAATCAAGCAATCCTGGACCGCTGGGCTTTTTGGCGGCGTTGCTCTGATGAATAATCCAAGCCCCTCATTTGGTGCGCAGAATGCACAGCCGGGAGGCATATCCCCTGCGTTTGACCTTGCGGCCAAGAATATTGGCTTGAACGAAAACGACCAGAAGGCCGCTATCTCCGAATATCTGAAAAACGGCGGACAGAACCTTGACCCGGCCACAACGGCTTGGTGCGCGGCGTTTGTAAACGCAACGCTTGCGCAGACAGGCGGGCAAGGCACAGGCGCACTTAACGCCCGATCATTCATGAAATGGGGTCAGGAAGTGCAAGACCCGCAGCGCGGTGATGTTGCTGTTTTCTCAAGGGGCGACCCTAACGGATGGCAAGGTCATGTTGGGTTCTTTGAGGGCTTGAACGAGGACGGGTCAATCCGCGTCTTGGGCGGCAATCAGGGCGATGCAGTCAGCGTTGCGAATTACCCTGCCAACCGTCTCTTAGGCTACCGCAGAGCGGGCGAACCAACGCAGGGCATCGCTGACGACGCAATGGCGGCAATCGGCAAGCAGCCCATGCAGCGCGGCACACAAACAGCAATCGGCGGAAGCGGAGCGGATACAATGGACACACCACGACAGGGCTTGCTAGGCCAGATTGCGCGACCAGATGAAAAGGTCGGCGGATTGCTGGGCATGATGTTTGGCAATATGTCACCGGATCGTGCGGACCAGTTGCGGGCCAACATCGGCGGCATGATGGGCATCAACAATCAAGGCATGGTTGACGGCGCGCGTGGGCGTATGCGGTCCCGCAGCGGGGCGCGTGAGAACGACCTTAACTATGCGCGGCAGCAGCAGCAGACAGAGCAAGAGCGGCAGCGTGAAGCGCAGCGCACGGCGCAGGCCGAGGCATACATTGCAAAGAACCACCCGCAGTATGCGGAAGCCGTGCGGACAGGTGTTATGACAGCGCAGCAGGCTTACGTGCTTGCGAACAAGCCAGAAAACGAAACAAGCTGGGAAGTGGTCGAAGCGCCTGACGGGACCCAATGGCAGGTTGATCCTAAAGGGGTTAAGCCGCCGCAGCAGCTTTTCGCAGGGGTCGAGGCAGGGCCAGATACAAAAACTGCGTCTGACAGCCGCAAAGAGTTTTCAGGACTTCCGGCGGTCAAGGACTTTTCGTCTCAGGCTGCTGCATTCGGCAGGATTGTTGCATCCACGAAGAACCCGACAGCGGCAGGCGATATGGCGCTGATCTTCAACTATATGAAGCTGCTTGATCCTGGTTCTGTTGTCCGAGAAAGCGAATTTGAAATGGCGGCGGCAAGTGGTTCACTTGATGACAGATTTGACGGCTGGGCTTCAAGGATTGCGAATGGTGAGCGGCTTTCTGAAAACGTGCGCAACGACTTCTTGAAGCGGGCGGAAATGCTTTACAGTGAAGCCGAACGCGGTTTTGAGGGCCTTCAAGAGCAATATACCCGCAACGCCGACGCGGCGGGTATTCCATCTGGGCAGGGCGTAACTGACTTCCGTTACAAGGGGCAGAACGCACCCCAGACGGCATTGCGCCCCCAGACACCAAAGCAATCGAGCGCCCTGCCGCCCGCACCTGATGGCTACACTGCGGAACAGTGGCGCAAGGCGTATGATCTAATGACGCCCGAACAAAGAAAGCTGTTTCAATGACACCAGAGCAACGCGCCGTCTTGAAGGAGATTGAAAAGAGCCTTGTTCTTGAGGAAATCGCAGCACAGTTGCGGGCAGAAATGCCTGACGCTCCTGGCGGCGTTTCCACCAACAGCCAAGCCGTTTCAGAGTTTGAGGGCAAGGCCGCAGCGTTGATGGACGGCGCACACAACGGTATGTCGCTGGGCTTTGGCGACAACATCGCGGGCGTCAGGGCTGCAATGGGCCAAGGTCAGGACGCCGAAGGCAACATGCAGTATGACTTTTCCGGCACGGCAGGCGAGCGCTACCGCAAGGGCCGCGACCTACGCCGCGAACAATACGCCGAAACAGCAGCGGCAGAGCCGGGCTTGAGCATGGCGGGCAATATCGTCGGTTCGCTTGGCCCTTCCATAGCGTCCCTGCCGTTAGCAACGGGCCGGACGGTTTTAGGCACCCTTGGGCGTGGCCTTGGAATAGGTGCGGCAGAAGGCTCACTTGCGGGCGCGGGCAATGCAGACGGCGTGGACACAGGTAAAAATGCGCTTGCGGGCGGGTTGCTGGGCATGGTCTTGGGTGGCATTGCGCCTGTTGGCGTCATCGCGGGCCGCAGGGCTTTAAGCATGGGCGGCGGCTTGCTTGATGCGGCAATGAGCAAAGGAAGCCAGCGCAAGGCCAACAGCCAGATTGCGGACGTGTACCGTCGCAGCGGCAAGACAGAGGCGCAGATCACAGATGAACTTGCCCAAGCAGCCCAAGACGGCCAGGCGGGCTATACGCTGATGGATGCGACGGGCCGACCGGGCCGCAATGCCGCAAGCATGATTGCACGGCGCGGCGATGATGGGTCAGCCGAAATTGCAGACTTCCTCGAAAAGCGGCAGTTGGGGCAGGGCGAAAGAGTTGCGGCAAACGTGGACGAGGCCTTCGGGCTGAACGGGAGAACAGCCGACGACGTGCGCACAGACATGAAGGCCACGCGCAAATCAAACGCAGATGACGCATATGACGCAGCAAGAGGCAATGCAGCACCCGTTGATGTGCGGGGCGCACTTGCGGTCATTGATGAGCGCATAGGCGGCATGAAGGGCAGCAACGTCCAGGGTGACAGCATCGACAGCAAGTTGGCGGGCTACCGCAACAGGCTGGCAGCAAAGAACCCGCCTAACGGCGAAACTGCCCGCGAGTTGAGCGACTTTGACCGCGTTCTAGGCGTCAAGCAATCGCTGCAAGATGATATTGGCGCGGCGGTAATCGCGAACAGAAACAACGAAGCCCGCGAACTAACAAAACTGGTTCAACAGCTTGATGCAGCACTTGAGGACGCCAGCCCGTCTTACCGGGCGGCAAACGATGGCTTTGCCAAGGCGTCAGGCGAAATCGACGCCATCGACAAAGGCGCACAGATGGCGCGACCATCGCAGCGGGCGCAAGACAACGTGGGCCGCTTTGGTGCAATGACACCAGAGCAGCAGGCGTCGGCACGGGCGGGCTATGGCAACGACCTGCTTGCGAAGCTGGAGGCCATGAAGGCACCAACGGCGGACCGTGCAAAGCAACTGCAAAGCCCAAAACAGGAAATCGAAGCGGGCGCAATGTCTTTGGACCCAGAACTTTACGGGCGCAGGCTTTCCCGTGAAAATGATATGTGGCAAACGCAAAACCGGGCTTTGGGCGGGTCTTTGACTGCCGACAACATGATGGGCGAAGAAAACGCGGCTGCGGCTGCGGGCGGCATTATGCGGGCGGCAACAAGCCCCATTTCAACAGCGCTTGAAACCGTGCTGACGCGCCTTGTGCCAGCGGCAAAAGGGCAGACAGAGGAAACCCGCATGATGATTGCGCGTATGCTTATGTCAAAAGACCCGCAGGCGCTACAGACTGCGCTGCGCGAGGAAATGGGAACGCAGAACGCCATGCGCCTTTGGGACAGCATCGCCCGCAATACGGCACGGCCACAAATGCAGGACGACACGGCTGGCATTCTTGGCAAGTTTCTAAAGTAGGGCGTTCATAAACCACGCGCCGGATGCGGCCACCACCAGCGGTCCCAGCAAGCACAGGTAAACCCACAACGGCAATTCGTGCTGTTTGATGCCTTTCTTCTCAAGCCTATGCGCGGCCATCAAGCCAAAGAAAAACACGCCAGAAGCGGCGTTGGCGACCATGACGGCAAAGACAACTTGCAGAAAATAAAATGGGTCCATCCATCAAAGATGGCGC